GGGCACGCCCCGACCGATGAGGAGCTGGTCACCTACCTCGCTGACGAGAAAACCGTCGACCTGCACACCCGGCTGATCGCCCGAGACCGTGAACTGGAGCAGGCCGCCACCGAGCGGCGACGCTGATGCCCCCCACCACCGCGCTCACCCTGACGCCCGAGGAAGCCGATCTCTCGGTCGCCGCCATCGACGCCTTCACCGTCGCCCTGGGCGGGCGTCAGGGTGTGCTAGAGGCGCTCCAGATCGCCAACGGCACACCCGAGGTCGATCAGATCACCAAGCTCCTCATCGATCCCGTCTACGCGGGTTGGCCCCTGCGCAAGCTCTGCACCCTGGCCGGGCTGACCGTCGCCGATCTCTTCACCGCCTACAAGAAAGCCGCCCTGGTGAAAGCGCACCTCCAGGCCACCAAGGTGGTGACCGACCATCTGGTCCAAGTGGTGGAGGACGTGATGCGCCGATCGCAACCGCACCAGATCCCCTGCGAGCGGTGCGGGGGCCGTGGTACGGTGTTGCCGCACGGAGCGCGGGCGCTCGCGATCCCGATCCCCTGTGACGGCTGCTACGGCAGCGGCTCCGTTCTCCAGCAACCCGATCTCGACCGCCAGAAGCTCGCGCTCGAACTCGGCCAGCTCGTGACGAGGAGCAACGGGATCAGCCTCACCCAGCAGACCCTGGTCGCCTCGACCGGCAACGGGTTTGGCCCGGGCGCGATTGACCAGTTGCAACAGGCGGTGGCGGAGATTCTCACCCCCCGGCGGCGGGTGGCGCCGGTCGTCGAGGCCACCCTTGTGCAGGACGTGGAGCGTCCAGACGGCGAGAGGATGGCCCAATGAAGACACTGGCGCGATCGTGGGAACTCCTGGCGTTGCTGGCGCTCATTGCGCTCACAGTGTTGAAGCTGCGGGCGGGTGGCTGACGATGCTCCCCCCGAGCGATCTGCGGGCGTGGGCCGAGCTGGCGATCCTCATCTTCCTGGCGGCGAAGGCGATCCTCCAAGGCGTGCAAAAGCAGCAGGACATCGGGAGCGCGCACGCCGTACAACTGGAGGGGCACGAGAAATGGCTGACCACGCTCGATGATCGGGTGCAGTCGCTCCGCGAGATCAACATCGCCAAACGGCTGAGCATCGTGGAATCGGGGCTGTCGGACCTGGAAGTGCGACTGCGAGCAGATCTGGTACCCAAAGACGTCTGCGCCGAGCGGATGCGCTAACCTGGAGGAGAAGCCGATGTGGACAACCTGGATCTACCAGCAGCTCGGGCTCACCCGCAACTCACTCGCCTTGTTCTGGACCAAGTGGGTGAGCTTCTGCTGCCTCGCCGTCACGCTCGGCGTGGATCTGACGGCGGACTATGGCTGGCCGGTGTGGCTGGTGCGGCTCGTCCAGCTCACGGCCGTGCTGACGATGGGATCGGCCGCGCAGCACCGCACGAGCGCCTTGCACGAGTAGGACCATGCTGGGCCTTCTGATCCTCGGCATCATCCTGGTCGTCGCCTACGAACTGTGGGCGGTCATCACCCAGCGTGCCTCGACGATCTCCGAGATCGTGTGGCGCACGTCGATCGACTATCCACTCCTGCCCTTTCTCGCGGGGGTGCTCATGGGCCATCTGTTCTGGTAGAGGGGGAGACATGAACAAGATCCTGAAACTGATCCTGCTCGGCGCGGAGCAAACCGCACGCTTGGCGGTCCCAGGCGCCGCCGCGGTCGACGATGCAGCCCGCGCCATTCTCAAGGCGCGCGGTACCCCTGGCAAGTCAGATGATGCCGAGGCGATTTTCCAAACCGGCGTCGCCACCCTGCAGCTCATCGAAGGCTTCGGGGGCCATTTCGCCGACGAACCAGACTTCCAAGCCGGGTTGTATCAGGCGAAGTCAGGTTTCGTCCTGATGGCCAAAGCGATCCAGGCGCATCGAGTCGACACGCGGTAGCCCCATGTACTCAGATCGGATGGTCGCCGTCACCGAGGCGCGGCTCCTCGCCGCCCCAGCCTTCCGGTCGCAGTACCCGCACGGACTCCCACGCTATTCGATCGAGGACTCCGCCCAATTCACCGCCGATCTGCAGTCGGCGGTCGACGAGAAGGGCCAGCTCCTCCGTCGCCTCACCGCCGACGAGCAGACCTTCATCGCCGCCACGCTCCTCCTGATTGGCCTCGACTACCGCTACTTCGCTGAGCGCTTCGTCGCCATCGACAGCGAAGGGTACGGGGTGCGCCCCCTCTTCCCTCTGTGGGAGTCGCAAGCCTTTGTGCTGCAGACGCTCGGCACGCTGGAATGGGATCGTGAGCAGTCCGGACACCCTGACGGCCTCCTCCTCAATGTCTTGAAAGCGCGGCAGCTCGGCGTCTCCACCTTCGCCGAGTCCCTCGTCGCCCACCGGCTCCTCACGCGCAAGCACGTCCGCGCCCTGGTCGGCGCCGATGTCGAGGATCAAGCCGGCTACCTCTTCCGCATGATCGATCGGTTGTATCAGCCGTTCCCGTGGTTCCTGAAGCCGCAGCGTGTGAACTTCGTCAAAAATCGTGAGATGGTCTTCAACACCCAGAGCTACCTGAAAACCGCGTGGGGCAAATCGACCCGCGGCGCGCTCCAATCAGTGACAGGGCAGGAGGGATCCAAGGGCGCCATCGGCCGCGGGCAGACCTTCAGCACAATCCATATCTCGGAGCTCGCCACCTGGGACAACCCCGAGCAGCTCGACTCCGCGCTCCTCCCAACGGTCCCCATCGCCTCCTCCACCCTGGTGATCTTTGAATCCACCGCCGAGATCGCGGGCGACTGGTGGCACAAGCATTGGCTCACGGCGGGCGACGGGGCGGGGCGCTTCACGAATCTCTTCATCCCGTGGTACGCCGAGCCCCTGAAGTACAGCTTGCCCGCGCCGATTGACTGGACGCCGGCCTCCCAGACCCTGCAGCACGCGAAGAAGTGCGAGCTGGACGCGCCGAAGTGGATGGGCCGATCCGTCACCCTCCACCGCGATCAGCTCTACTGGTACGAGCGCACGCGCACCTACTACCAGAAGAAGGGGGAACTCGGGAAGTTCCTCCGCGAGTACTGTGCCGACGATCAGGAGTGCTTCCAGTACAGCGGCCGGGCGATCTTCACCCTCGATCAGCTCGAAGCCATCGATGCCGCCGGCAGCCGCCGCTCGCTCAAGGATGTCTGGGCGGTGGAACCTGCGCGCGAGATCGCCGAACTCCGCCGTCTGCCCGACTCCGCAGACACCACCCCGCGCCGGCCGATCCCGCCCCTCGCCCCCCGACTTCCGCTCTCGATGCTCCCCACGGCCGCCGAGGCGTATCCCGTTCCACCCGGCTATGGCTTCCGGCGCCTCTCACCCGCCGATCTCGCTGCGCTCCCCTCGCTCAAGTCCTCAGTGCTGGCGATCTGGGAGTACCCCCGCCCGCGCGGCCGCCGCCGCTACGTCCTGAGTGTCGATGTCGCCGACGGTCTTGGGCAGGACTACTCGGTCGCCACGGTGGTGCGCCTCCCGACCATCGAGGAGCCGGCCGAGGAGGTCGCTCAGTATGTGAGCAACGCGGTCGACGCCAAGCAGCTCGCCTTCGTCTGCGACGCGATTGGCCGCTTCTACGGCGACGAAGACGGCATCGAGGCGCTCGCCGCCATCGAAACCAACAACCACGGGCTCTCGACCCAGGACACCTTGCAGCTCCACCTGGGCTACGGCCACTTCTACGTCTGGGAGTACGCCGACGCCGCCAGCCCCGATCACCGCTACTCGACCAAGATCGGCTGGGTGACGACCCCGCGCACGCGCCCGCTGCTCCTCTCGGCGTTCCACGACGCGATCGTCACAGTGGATCCGATTACCTCGCAGCCCGACTTCATCCTCAACTCGCCCACGACCCGCGCAGAGCTGCGGCACTTCGTCACTCCGGACACGATTGGCAACGCCGAAGCGGCGCGTGGCCAGCACGACGATGCGATCTTCTCGTCGGCGATCGGCTACTATGTGGCGTGGCGACTCGCGGGGGGCGAAGCCGAACCGATTGCCGAGCGGCGGCGGCGCCGCACCGCCCTGCAGCAGCAGGGGGCGGCCGATCAGCCCCCGCGCGACTGGCGAAACAGCGATGCCACCGCCGAGGAGGCGGATCTGGCGAAGGAGGACGATGATGAGTTTACCGACGATGGCGCCGGCGCCAGCAGTCTCCACTACGCGGCCGGGGGCGACGACCGCAACCGGCTCTGGTAGCGCGCCCCTGCCCCTCTCGAAACTGGTGGTCCGGGCGCGCGCCCCGCGCCTTGTGGCCGTCCGCCTCGCCACCGATCAATCCGTGCGCCTCGCCGATGGGCGTGAGATCATCGCGCACACAGGGGACTGGCTGATCACGCTGGGGCGCACGATCATCGACGTGGTGGGCGACACGCAGCTCGCCGCCCGGTACACGGTGGACGACGAGGGCGAGCGCCTCCTCTCCACAGGGATCTGCGCCCGGTTGGAGCAGACCCTTGGCCTCGGCGCCACGCGCACGCCTGACGATCTGGTGCAGGCGGTCGAGCGCCTGGCCGCGATCCGCGTCGGCACGATCCAGATCGACTTCACCCCTGGGCAGCTTGAGGAGATCGCACACCGGGCGACCAAGCGCCGCCACACCATCCAGCAGGAACTGCAAGCGGTGGTGGATCGGATTCGCGAAGAACTGTTCTGGCGGTCGTGATGTTTACCGATCAGTCGGTTATTCGGATGGGGTCACCAATCTTGGGGCCGTCGCGGATCGTGCTGGGGGCTCGACCGATCGGCCTTCCGGCGGCGCAGGTGGCGATCCTGGAGGGGCCGGTGGCGATTCTGGAGGCACAGCCGCTCCCGGCGGCGCAGGTGGCGATCCTGGAGGGGCGTGTGGACGTCCACGACCGCTTGTTGATCGATCTCACGCGGCAGGTGGCGTGGTTGTCTCGCCCGTGGTGGCATCGGTGGTGGACGTGGCTCGTAGGATGGTGGAGACTGGAGGTTCCGTGGCGACGATGATGCGCTGGCTCGTCTGTGTGTGTCTGGGGCTGTTCCTCTGGGTACCCCAGACCGTTGCGCAAGGAGGACAGGTTGTGAATTTCTACATCGTGCCGGTGGTGCTCGACGATGCACACGGCGAGGTGCATGTGCCAAAATATCTGAGTCCCAGCACGACGCCGAACTGGGTCACGACGACTGGAGACAGCACGGCCGTCATCCATTACGGCCGCGAGAACATCGCGCTCGTGGCGGCCAATCTGACGCCGGCTGAGCATGCATCCGTGGCGGCGCAGCCAGACGTGCTGAGTTTTCCGGCGGGGAACCTCGACGCCCCCGTCTCGGACATCAACTTAGCGGCGTTGCAGGCGGCGCTCGAAGGCGTGAAGATTCCGGCCGGCTGGATCAACGGCACGCACACGTACCGCGAGGTGATTCGATTCACTCGACAATTGTTTCTGATCTTTCAGCGGTATCTGGGGCAGCATGGCGAGTCGCTCTTCGATAGTGGCGTGACGCTGACCACGCGCTGGAATCAGTTGCCCGTCGGGGTGCGGGAGAAGCTCAGAACCGTGGCCGATCAACTTCAGCTCGACACGTCTGCAATTACCCAGACGATGACGATTCGGCAGATTCTCCGTCTGCTCGGGCCGCAGCTTCCATCTGTCACGGTGATGGGAATTCCTGGACTTTAGCTCATGTCCTTTGCGAACGACACCTTTACTGACGCTGACGCCACGACGCTGGCTTCGCATGTGTCTGACTCGGGTCATGGCTGGACGAATCGCGGGGGCGGGTCAGCTCTCGTCATCAACACGAATCATATTTACGCCACTTCAGTCGCTGCTTGGGACGCTTATTATAGTGCCGGCGTGCCGGCCGCGGCCGACTATGATGTGCAGGCGGACCTCTACGGCACCAGTTCAGCTAATACCCTGCCGGGCATTCTTGGCCGCCAAGCGACCGGCTCTGTCGATACGTACGGAGTGCTCTTTGGCACGACATGGAATCTGTTCGTCAACACGCCCGGCGGAGGCATTCAATCACTCGGCACGTATGCGGGGGATTATCCTGCCTATTCGAGCCATCTGGTCTTGCTGCGCATGGTGGGCACGTCGATCAAAGTGCTGATCGATGGGGTCGAGCGTATCAGTGTTACCAATGGACTTGTCACGGCGGCGAATCGCCCAGGAGCGTTCACGTATTACACCGACAATGTCGCTACACGTTGGATGGACAACTGGGTTGCCACGGATGCAGCGGCCGGCTCAAACACCCCTTCTCGCACGCCCTCATCGACCCCCAGTGCGAGTGCGACCCCTTCTCGCACGCCATCCAGCACCCCCTCGCGGACGCCCTCATCGACGCCGTCTCGGACGCCCTCTCGGACTCCATCCAACACCCCGTCACGTACCCCGTCGGCGACGCCGAGTGTCAGTGCGACCCCTTCTCGTACCCCCAGCGCGACGCCCAGTATTTCGTCGACCCCCAGCAACACGCCATCTTCCACCCC